AATAGCTCCTTGATCGCCTTAGCCGCAAAGTCTACGCAAGCCTCAGCCATTGCTGGATGAACAACCTTAGACGCGCCATTGAAGTTGGCGCCACCGGGGGCATCGTTACCCAAGCCAGTGCGGCGCAAACCTTCTTCATACTGCTTATCGCGCTTCTCGCGGTCAGTCTTATCCTTGTCGATAAGGTCAAGATAACTCATGGCCAGATTACTTAAATCATACGAATTCATCTCTTCAGCCATATTGGCATAGAAATCGTCGTTATCGTCTGGGCCTCTGAAATCCTTCATCTTTACAACTGCAGAGCCATCCTCTAGCTCTTCTACTTCCTGTTCTTCTTCTTCATCAATGTCAACAGTGGCGCTGCCATCTGGATTATTGGTAATCCCATCAATGAATCGACCAAACTCTGGGTCGTTAGGCATGGTAGCCATAGCTTTTCCTTTTAATGTTTAATGAGCGAGATACGCCCACCAATTTTGAATGAGCCGGCTTTAGTAAATCCACCATCAGCCATATTCTTTTGGGCGTAATTCATCGCCAACATCTTATTCATCTTGTCTTCAAGAGAGACTGAGCTTACAGCGCCACCCTTAGCGTATCCCTTTGCTAACATAGCGTTCATGCGCGATTCTAAGTCATTGCTCGTTACTGCCCCGCCTTTTGCATAGTTTTGAGGGTCGGGATCTTTAGGCAAATATTTTTGAACAATGGGCTCCCACTCTTCACGGGTCATAAATCCTTTTAGTTCGCCAGCCCTTTGCGCCCGTCCTATTGCAAGCGTTCTATCATTTCTACTTGCAGCAAAACTTTTCGGCATAAAGTCGCTTAACCCTTTTTGGGTGTTGAATAAGCCAGTATTATCTATATCGCCAACATCACTCCATTGGCCCGACTTAATAAAGTCCTGAACGAATGGTATGTATTCATCACTAGGTTTGCGATTATTCTTACCTTTGATTTCTTCTATCCTTTTTTTAGGAATCCCATACTTTTTTACATATTCTTTATCTACTAAAGAAAAGAATTGATCTTCAGAACTTCTGCCCGGCATTACGCCGTTATAATAATTATCTTTAACTGTTTTTGTGAGAGCTTCTCTCTCGTCATCAGGTAATCGTCTAATCCTTGATGGAATATCTGGCTGCGATACCTCAATCGTCACATGAGGCTCACCTTTAGCGTCACGCAAGCTATATATCTCTACCTCGCCACTCAGCAAAGGCTCACAGTGACCAGCTCCACCAACACAGTGGCGCATGATGTCGCCCTCGTACTTAGTGGCCTCTCTGACAAACTTCTCTGCCTCTTCGTCAGGCAAACCCTCTGGGCGCTTAATCTGCCTCCAACTAACACCCTTTGGATTATTCTCAGGCGGATACTCTTTAAATGTATGCACCGCAGGATTGTTAGCTAATTGCAAATCAACTTTAGTCTTCTGTACGTCACGCCATGCGCTGATCTTTCCTGACAATGCAGATACATCATCCACCGTCATCTTCTCTAGGTCTTTAGGGGAAATGCGTAAGCTCTTAGGAAGATTGGATGCTGGATCCATTGCATCCTTTACTTCGTCAATCATGTGACGGAATTCTAAACCAACATCTAGCTCATTATCAGAAAAGCCATAAACTTTAGACTTAGGGTCAATCTTAGATAGGAATGGATTTTCCTGTATTACGTTTGAACTTGAAGGAGACGAAATTAAAGCTTCGGCGGTAAATGGCCTAATCTCAGTATCAGCCTCTATCTCCCAAGCCGTAGAGGCTGGAGTTTTACCCATTCCGCGCTCAGGGAATCCTTCTTTCACCCTTCTTGAAAGAACCGTTTCAGGCTCCCAAACATTAGCGCCTGCCCACCCTCCCTCTGGCGCTGTCCTATGATACAAGCCACGCGAAGCAATGGTGTACTCATCATCAAACTTCTCTTTTGCTGCAGCAAGGTCATTCTCAGATAGAGTCGTATCTTTGCCTGCAGCTTTGGCGCGGTCAATGTCCGACTGCATCTTGGCCAGCCGTTTATTATTCAATTCCTTCAACGCCTCAGCCTCAACCTCCCTACGCTCAATGCCCAAACGTATTTGGTCTTCAGGCGTAGCCATCTCATTCTTGACGTACCTGTTGAGCTTTGTGTCGATCCATTTGTTTAGAGCGGCATCTCGCCTCAATGGTAAAAATCGTTGCTCAACTTCTGCCCTGTTTCTCGGAGTCGTTCCTTCTAATACCGCTTCTGGGTAAAGCCTCTCCATTCTTTGCAACTCAACCTCAGAAGTTTTTAACGGATTGATCAAAGGATCAGTCGCACCCGTCAACCAGTTGCCGCCCTTTTGCTTCATCACGTTCATCTGCAGGGGGAAGCCCATCTGCGTCTTCTCAGCAAACTCCTGAGCCAGCTTGCCTGCAGTAGGAGCCGCAGCCTTAGCTACCCTCGCCGCCTTACCTGCAGCAGACGGGGCGAAAGGCGCAAGCAATGATGTACTGATCTCAGCTATAGGGCGCTCAGTGCCAGACGTAATTCCTGCCCGCTTGAATACATCCCTAAATGCATCAGAGCCAGCGAAGGGCTTGTCAGTTGACAATGGGAACTTGGGTGTGCGATCCCCCTGCGGATCCATTACAGACGAAGGCTTGCTCAGGAATGGTATCTTGGATTGTAGGTAGTCCAAACCTTGCAGCGGTAGGTTGGCCAAGTCTACAGCGCCACCAAGAACGTCAGATACAAATCCTCGGTTCAAGATGTCCATGCCAGCGCCCTTATCGCTGTATGTCTTGCTCTCGGCCTTATAAGCATCCTGCACAGCCGCGGCTGCATCAGTCAGTGGGATAAGGGCAGAGATAGGTTTACGTGGAGGCGGTGGAGTGCCGCCTTCAGCCATGTGAGCCAAGCCACCCTTGGCATAACCTTCCTTCTGTAGATACGTCAGGTACTCTTCTGTAATGTCTTGAGTTGGGTAAGGCTGACCCGGCGGAGTCATGGTTAGATCATAGTAGCCCGGCTTCTTGCGCCCAGTACGCTTTCTAAAGTCAGCGTTAAAGTCAAGCAATGCAATCTCGTTAGGCACAGGAACAAATAACTGATTTAAGTCGTCGCCCTGCAATATTTCAGGGAAAGCAGGGTGCAAGTCAGGGCGGGTCACAATACCCTTATTTAATGTAAACAAGCGCGGGCCAATGGAGAACGTATCGACATCCCGAAGCATTGGCTCGGTAGTCTCTTCCATTATCTTCCTGCCGGGGATGATAGAGCCGCCACGAGTAGCGCCACCTAATCCCTCACCCAATAGCAAGTTACCAACTACTGCGCGTTTCTCAAACGTATCAATCTCTTTACGTAGCTTAGGGTCAAGGATGTCAGCGCCCTCACCGAACAGTGGCTCAAGCGCCTTATTAAACTTGGCGCGTAGCTCTTGGTTCAGATTTCCCTCTTTGACTGACTTCTTGAATGCGTTATACAGCTTGTCGAATATCAACTCATTAGACCGATGCTGCGTTGGGGATCCAATCAAAGTAGACCATATGATGCCTTCATCAGCCTGATTGGTAATGTTTTTAGCTGCGCCCGGTGTCTTTACCCCCCAAGTCGCCTGCGCTTTTGCGTATTCTGGGTCAACCTTCTGCATCATGGAGAACGGTGCGCCACCAAGATACTTAGCGGCTGTGCGGTCAGTCTGCGTAACTCTAACCTTCTTCTTGCCTTCAGCGCCTACATTCCCTAACGCCTCAGAAAACCGTGTGACAGGCTGCTTAGCTGTGTACTCTGCCGCCAACTTGCCAACCCTCGCCCTGTCAGCCGCAGTAAGCGGGGCATCTCCAGCCCGCAGCATATTGGAAATCGTCTCAGCCTCCTGTGCTGCACTTAGGCCAGATGTTGCTTTCTTGCCAGCTTGCGCGGCGCGTTGGATTTTAAGTAGTTGGGCTGGGGTCATATTTACACCGCGTAAGGGTTAACGGCTTTGCGCCTTGGCATATCGTCATCGTCGTCATCATACTGGGGCGGCGGGTCAATGTCCAACCATCCAGCATCCCGCAAGTACCGCAGCGCCTGCGTACAGCTATCAACGTAATCATCATGGGTCGAGGCAGGGAAGCTGCATATCTGGCTTACAAAGCCTTCAGCCCAGTCCCTAACAAAACCCTTGCGCTGCGTACTCTCAGGAATCCAGACGCGCTTATTAGCGATGATGTTGGCCACAATGGATAGCCGTTGCACCTTGTCGGCTCGACCGGGGTTATAAGCTCTTACGGGTAAGTGGGCTCGCTGTAAGTCTTGTATAAGACTAATGCCCGATGCCTTGTCCTCAATAAGTATGAGGTCAACCTTCTTCCCGCCCGTAAAGTTTCCACGGCGCTCTGCCTCGGGGTCAGACCCGAACGATACTTTGAATTCTTCAATAACTTTCGGACGGAGATCCGGGTACTGAAGGTGGTCTTGCCACGAATCAATGAGCATAACTGACATCGGGCCGTCGAGTGGTTTAAATACCCCCCACGTGGTGGCCGCAGTTGGATCGTTAATGGTCTTCTCAGTGTATGCGCAGTCATAGCTTTGCAAGATGAACTCGAATTTGGGGAACTCCTTCTGTGCTGGCCACAGTCGGAACATGTCACGCTTAACAATACCGCTCTCTTCTGGGTCTATAAGCTCAGCGTAGATCTCCTGCCTGCCTAACGTCGTGCCCTCGTACTGCAGGATCTGCTTCCTGAAGTTGTCAGCCAAGTTGTCAAGATTGACATAGGTCGAGGCTGTAGTCAGAACAACGTCTTGACCTTCCCTGCTTATAAGCTCCACGATCAAGTCTTTAGGCCGCGGCGTAGTCGTACAGATCAAGCGGGTCTTCTTGCCCAGCCGGATGCCGAACATGGCCATATCCCACGCCTCTTGCAAGTAGTCCCATGCGGCCAGCTCATCGAACCAGCCACCATGAAACTGCGGGCCACGGAAGCGGCTAGGCTCAGACGCAGGGATGCCCTTGATCAGACTACCATTCACCAGCACAAGCTCGTGTAGCGCCTTGTTATAGTCTTTAATCAGTACTTGTGGGATAACAGAAAGGAGGCCGGAGTCGCCCTCAAAGCAAGTAGAGCGGACATCAGATGATGTAGGGGCAGACACTACCCACCTAGTGTTAGGCTCACTCCATGCCCACCAGCCAAGCTGCTCTGCTGCCGTCCTAGTCTTGCCAGCACCGCGGCCAGCCAGCATCAACCATATTGTCCACCAGTCACCGGGCGGTACTATCTGGTGATCATGCGCCTTAGTCAGCCATGTAGTACGCCATATGAACGCTTCTTGTTTCTCTCTTGGCAACGAGGCGAACTCAGCTCTAGTCGCAGGGTCAGACAGTATCTCGACCAGATCGCTCATTTACTTTGCAGCTTCAACTCTAAGTTAGTGATCATCGCCGCGAACTTCTCATCCACGTTGCTGTCAATCTGCAATGGGTTTTCCTTGTCGCCTGCCAGTGTAGTGCGCTCACCATACTTCTTGGGATTCCATTTTGCTAATAGCTTCAGTCGAGTCTCAATCTGTAGCTTGCGGTGGCCAAGCATGTCCTTGCGTGTGATCGTCAACCCATTAGCGCTGCTAGTCTCTTCCTCCCCCATCAGCGGAGTGTCAGCAATATTAAGCAAGTCCTCAGCTATAGCGTCATAGCCTATGTCACGCGCGTGCGCGATTGCTGCGGAAAGACCGGCTCCTTCAACACCCAAAGCATCATCTCTATATATCCAATCGTATACAGTACGCCATGCCGGCATACCATCTGATCTGCATATTTGTCTTAGTGGCTCTCCGTCAGATAGTCGCTCACATATCTCATGGGCTATCTCTAGGGAGTATTTTGTGGGGCGGCCTGTTTTCTTAGGCGCTTTAGTTGAAGTCATACAGAACATCTCTCAGTTCGTTTATATAACTTAATTGTACATTAATCATAGAACAAGCCAAGCAGGTGAAACTCACCATACTCAGCCATAGGACTAATCCTACTACTGCTCCCATAAGGGCATCATTCCATTTCCACGGGGACTGATACGTTCAGCCTAGACGCTACTCACCTATATTCCCGTGTTCCTGTAGTACCTGATGCAAGTCTACGCGCTGGCTTGTTAGTAAGCGCATCTCTTTATTGGGTGCAGCCGAAACATGGCTCATTAGCTATCGCGCCCTGACGGGTAGCGGCAATAAAAAAGCCCTGATAAGGAGGCTTTAGGCTTGGTTTGCCGCATGTAGAGGATGCACAACCATCACATCT